AGATCATTGGTTTCAATCAAAACATAGGCATTATTATATGCCTTTGCTGCGTTTAAAATGACTGTTGGAAAATTAAAAGGACTTATAGTATTGTTTCTGTAAGACGCAACAACTTTATATGGGGCTTGGCTTCCTTCTATAACGGTAAATGCGGAATAATCCACTCCTTGGCCTCTTGAGACGTCAGCTTGCAAAAAATATGTTTTTTCTGGATTTGGAGTTTCGTAAACACGATATCCTTCGGCATTTTCGGAAATCGGTTCTTCTGGTGCGAGATTGTTTAACTTGGTAGAAGAAATAAGAGTATTTGAGGAGCCCAAAAAACTGCAGCCATATTCCTGCTCAAATTGGTCAGCACTCGTGTTAGCTATCTGTTCCGCTGCCCATTCATCATCCCGCAATCTTGGGCTTCCTGGGCTTATGGGGGTGTCGCGCCAAGTAACCTCAACAGGAACAAATTTATTTTTTAATTTGTGTCCTTCTGGTCTTTTTGCGTCTACCCACAATTTATGAAAATGGTTCATTCCATTCGGAGTCGAAACTATGATGAGTTTGGTCGTAGTACCCGCAGAAATGGTTGGATATGTTGATGTATAAAATTCTTCCGCTACGTGGCTGGGCAAGAAGGCATATTCGTCAAGCAAAAGCAAGTTGTATGAACCACCACGGATTGCGGATGAACTTGTTGCATCGCACATAACCCGCGAACCGTTTTCTAGTTTAAAACTAGTCTTGTTCCACTCTACGACACCCTGTTGCAAAAAATGAGGTAAATTTTCATATGCTAATTGCAGTTTAGAAAATAACTCTTCCTTTGCCGTTTTTAATCTGTTTGCCAGAATGGCTACGTTTACGCTTTGATTAAAGGTAATGTAATGACAGATATAACTAGTAACGCATGTAGATTTACCACACTGACGTGGCCATTTTGAAATGACGAATCTACTATCATGAATCGCATTTACAAAGTTTTTTTGATATTGATAAAGATTAAACGGAACTATACCTTTATCAAGCGTCTTGACTTTGATGTATTTTTCACAAAAATAAACCGGATCATTTGCACAACGAACATATTCCCGAAGCTGCTCTTCCGTATACTGGAGAGAAACGCCTGGTAGTTTTAATTTTGGATTATTACGGTAGCCTTCTTTATTGTTCTGAGCCATTACTTGTGCTCTCTACATCAATCACTTGTTTTTCCGTGCTTCTATCTTTATTTAATAAATTTTGAAGATCTTTTGTCGAACCGATAAATACGGAGTTATTCGTTTGCTTCAATTCTGTTTTCGCTGGAGCCGTGGTATCCTTGGCCTTTTTGTGTACATCCAAAACATTATTGTTTAAATCAGCCATTGTTTTCAATAAAATGGCAACTACTTCAAAAGCTCTTGGGCTGTCCGATTCTGTTGCTACTTTAAGTGCGGATTCTAGGGCCAAATTTCCATTGCCAATCAACTCTTTAAGATTTGATTGTACCAACTCATAATCTTTTTGGAAAGAACTGGCATCAAACGTACCACCACTCAACTGTTTTGTTTTTTGTGGAGTTTCTGCGACATCAAAAAGTTTTGCTAAATTTTTGTTTATATTCATAATTAATCCAAAACAATCGGTATGGTATTACCAGCGGTAATTCCTGTGACCGATTTCACCTCACCGAATATCCAAGATTTTGCAAGAAATTGAAATGAAGCAATTGTCAATCTTCTGCTCGACAAATCGCCCTCATACCGTTCTGTCAAATTGTTACTAACCATGACAATTGGGATCTGCATGTCGGATTGAACACTATTCATGTCCAGCGTAACAATATGCTCTGGAACAAAATAAGGCATTATCTGTTCTACGATTTGCAACATATCATCTGTATGACGGGTATACACGAACAAACTAAAAGTTACGTTTACCGGAATCTGATTGGAGATTCCGCTGCCAGAACCACCACAGCCTTGACCAATATTGTTGTTTTGAATGTAACGACCCAATCGTCTTCCTGGATCGGCAACAATATTATTCATGTTAAAACTTATGATGGGAACTTGCAACTCCACCCTCGTTCCAGTGCTGATTGAGGATGGTTGCAACAATCTTTGAATAAATTTTTCTTGAGATGAATAGTGAATCGGGACACGAATGTTTGTCGGATTCCCACTATCTGGATCTACGTGAGTAACTTCAATGTTGCTAAACAGCGATCCAAAGGCTACTACGAGTTTTCGTAAGTTTTGATTGTAATAATATCCAAACATTATATGCCTCCAGAGCAACCAGAATCATTAAAGGGATTATTTGGATCAAATCCATAAGAATTACCCTCGGTTTGCAAAACATCATTGATACCATAAGTAGTTCCAAGACCATTTGATAGTGGGATGATCGTGGAACCAGACAACCCTGCCGTAGTGCTAGTATATGGCGCATTGATGTCTGTATTGGTTGTAGTAATCTTTTCGTAGCTGTAAGTGAACAATTCTGCGGTTATTTGGTAAGAATACAATTTTCCGAGAGGATAAAAAGGATTTTCATGCTCAACAAAGTTAATTTCAAACAATGACTTAGAAAGAGGGAAATAAATAAGATCGCCTTCTCTAGGTCGCGTTATGGTGTTATCTATGTCGGTGACTTCTTCCTTAAATCGCCTGCGCGCCATCAACAATGAAATTTTATCTTTAATTTCCAAACCAAACTGCGTGATTATGTCATTTCCATCAAAACCTTTAAAAGATTGTATATACATTTCGATAACATAGGATCTGCGAAATGATGAGGCTGGATCTTCTCCAAAAACTTTATCTATGTTAAAATACTGACGTGGAACATAATAACAATCCTGCCCTATTCCCTGAATCAACTCTACCGTGATGTCTTCGATCAGGTTTTGTTCTGGCTGGTAGTTGGTTAAATTGATGTATGGATTTGTTGCCATGTTATCCTATCATTGGATCGATTGGATTTTCATAAACCTTAGTCAGCATCTGTTCTATTTCAGCCAGTTCTCTAACAGCCTCCTGCATAATGGCAGGCGCATTCAGCTGCGCTCCTCCCGGCAAAGGCATGCCAGAGAATTTTAGTAGATTTTGGGCCCACTGTTTCTTTAACAGTGCCGCATAATGTCTTTTGAAGACACGGTCATCCCATGCTTTTGGATAATAATCAGGATCGACTTTTACATAGGCTTCAATCATGACGTAATTTCCAGCCTCAAGGTCCGACCATTGGGTTTCCAAGAAAAGCCTGTTTGTACTCTTTGTATATGTGTAAGAAACTGGATAATTGAATACATCATTGATCAGTGAAATGTATTGCATACTTTCCATATACGTTGCCATTGGGCCCTGTGCCAAGCCGCCTTGATTGAAGTACAGACCGAAGAAATCAAACAAGGTCATCTGATATCGCAAATCAAACATGTAATCCCCAACTTGATCGCTTGGACTGTAAACTTTGGTCACTGATACGATATCAGTGGCAGCTGGCCAAAATCCGGTTACTCCGGTAGACGCCGAGGTGACGGCCTGAGCACCAACTGCATAGCCAAAAGTACTGACGTCCAGATATTGATTAGTTGTTGCCGTGGCACCGATTGGAACCACAAACTGGGCTCTTTGATTAAAATCAAAATGCCTTTCCTGCATATATTCCAGGGATTCATCAAGCCTATCTTCAGCTTGCTCGGGGTCTACGTTGATCTGTATAACCGGAGCACCGAGCTTCCTGAATGTATAATCAATAAATTCTTGTCTTGTAGTGATGGCCATGCAAATATTTATGCATTTGCATTAATAATAAGTTTACGTTTCACCAATTGTAATTTGAACCGTTTTTAGATCTTCCGGGTCCAATGCTTCGATTTGCTGCTTTCGATCTTTGATTTCCGGCAAAACAAAATTTGGATCATAATTGCTAAACCCCGGCATGTGTACCGGACAATTCAATACCGGATAGTCTAATTTTGAATATTCATTTCCATTTGCAATAAGCCACGTATGACGCTTGTCCCCACATCCGCAACGACCGCAATAGTGTTTGCCTGTAGCACTGCTTTGTTTTAAAAATGGACACGTTGTTTCAATTCCGGCACCACCAAAACACGATACAACTCGCAGTTGTTTTGTTTCGGTATCCGTTTTTTTGTTTCCCACGCCACGAGACGCCAACGACGCCGCAAACATAATCATTTTTTGAATCATATTAAATCACCTCATACGTAACAACTGTTCCTGCTGGAATAATATAAGTCGCTAAAAAAGCCTCATATTCTAGAAGTGCGTCATACTGTGCTGCAGTAACCTGTATTTGTATGCTGCAATATGTAGTTGTAGTAACATAAACATCCGTGTAACCAAATCCCAGCAACCCACATAACACATACTTAATGGATTCAGGTAACCCTTTAATATTAAAATAATTTGCATCAATCTTGGTTGCAAAAGTTCTTATATTTGGGAGTATGCTGCTTAAAGGCGCTTGGCTGAAATCTGCCCCCGGAAAATAAAAATCAGCCAAAGCTTCTAAAAAAATAGAGTTCATGTATAAGGGAACTCTTATGTTTTCCCAATTTAACTGGGCACCATAACCATATTCTAAACTAAAAAGCCAACGAAAATAATTTTTTATAACAGGAACGATTGTTACGTTTGTTGGATTGTTTTCGTATTCTTTCAAAATCCATTGTGGAAATAATGATTCTACGGTCAACAAGTCACCAAACCATGGTGTATTGGTCGTGTCATAAGTGTCGCTTCCCAGTTGAGTTGCAATAACTTCTTTGGAAAGAGCACTTTTAGTAGCTAAGGATACAGGTTGATTGCTGTAAATTGTTATCATTGTTCATACACCAAATTTATACCGGCTACACTTCTGTCCCCCAGATAAGTCATCAATGCACTGGCGTTTGAGGAAGAAAGCCCTGAAACATATATTTTAACTTTTCCGGGAATGCAGCAATCGTTTTGCACGGTGATTAAACTTTCATCGCTAGTACCACTTATTCCAGAACCTATGATAGCATTTACAAAATCGTTTATGGTGACACAACGATCTTGGGCAGTGGCATTAAATAATAGCTTGTATCTAGCTTGGGTAACTGAAAGTAAATCGTATCCGCCAGATGGAGTAACTGCAGTTGGAAAGAGCGTATCTGAGCGAGAGGTAATTGAAGCATTGTTTCCCGCAGATCCATTGGATACAACAGCTTTTATCAAAACCGTGCTAGAAGTTGTAATTCTTTTAGCAGTTAAAAAATTATTGGTTACAATATAACCCTTTGGTCCATTAATTACTGTAAATGTTTCGGTATCGTCGCTACTTGAAGTGGTGCTTTTATCAACACGTGTCCATTTTGTCACAGTGCCAGAACCAATTTGTGTTTCGTAAAATGAAATTGTTCTGGGATCTATAGTATATGGTAGTTCACATGATTGGGTTGTATAATCATAATTTGTAAAACTTGTTACAGATTGACCGCAGTACAAAACTGTTGTTTTGCTGGTGTTTGCCGGTACCGAAGTAATATTAAAGAAAAATGTATCCGCCCCCGTGGGTGTAGTTGCTAAAAAGGTGCTGTATTCTTCTAGAGTCGAACCAACAGCGGTCACTGTTCTAGATGATGTCGCACTTTGGATTGGTGCAAGCAACACTGAATTATTTGCCGCAATACCCATCAGGCTTTCCATAAGTGTGGTGGTTGTGGCAAAAGAATTGATAAATCCAAATTGGGCATATATTCCATTGTATGCCGTCGCGGTAGCTAAAATATTTACAAGCAAATTTGTGGTGCTGGCTGTATTGTCAAAATCCAAGTCAGCTAGATCTGGTTGTTGTTTAAAAAATGAAATCAACGAACTTTTGATATCATCAAAGTCCAACGAGGCGACATTAAGATTTTTTAGCTGGTAAGTCATTAAATTTCAACCTCAATTAGAGTGCTGGCATTATTTTGTGAATTTATTCCATCTGTGATAGAATACGTAATAAAAAACTGATAAGACGTATCAGTGATGTTTTCGACCTGAACGGTTACATCATTGATGGACGGAATTCCAGCTTCTATATAAGAAGCCAATGAACCCTGCAAAGCACCGACATCAGCCTGACCACCAAAAATGTACGTAAAATAATTTGATCCAAAATTAATATCTGAAACCAGTTCACCTTTTTGGGTTTTGCAGACATTTTCAATGTATTGTGCGTATGCGTTATATCCGCTAACCAAAGAAATGTCTTTTTTGGCTGCTCGGGTGTTTATCTTTTCAAGCAAAATTGAAAAATCTTTAAGTGCCATCAGAATATTTATATCATGAATAATATGGAATATTTGCGGTACTTCCAGTAACTCCGCTATAATCTCCAGCAATTTGACTTAAGGATAAAGCACTTTCGTGGGTACCGGAATTGGTTACTACATGTTTAATTCCGGTGATGTAGTAAAGTCCATTTAAATATGGATTTTGTTGTAAATATGGATATTTGCTGACACCGTCTACTCTCACATTTACTACCTGCCCCACCTTTAATTTAAAATCTCCAGCCACAGTTACTTCTAATTTTTTTCCGTATTGCAAAGCATCGATGAATTCAGCTCGTTTTACCGGAGCTTCCACTGGTGTGTTCCAAAAAGATGCATCATTCAATCTTAATTTAATATAAGCTTCGTAGTTTGGACCCAAATCTGGGCAAGTGCAGCTGTATGGTGCCGCAGGTGTACCCCATAAACAACCAAGCCAATCGCTTCCTAATGTACTATTTATTTGCTCACATTCTGTCGAAGGTTTTTCAAAATAAACATCCACCGGAATAAAAGTGTTTGTCAAATTTACCGAAGGTGCTCCGCTCCCACCCGTCCAAAGGGTATAACCACCACTTGTTGGATTGTAAAATCCCATGGCAGTGGCTATATCTTTGACTCCAGGATACTGACTAAAACACTCGTCTAACGAGCTGGGTGCAAGGCATACTCCACGTGTAATTGTGCTGTTTGCACACTCGTACGTATCTTTGCCGTTGACAGAATAAAAGGCAGATTGAGCTTGATTAGTTCCGTATGTATATATTTGATTTGATGGCATACTATATCCTCAACATGCTCCGTCCACAATATTTTCGGCCCAAAAGTAAATAACTCTATCAGTTGGCGAACTTTGATCTATACACAACCTGACAATATGGCCTATTTCTCCAGTGCTAGGCGGAGGAGATAGATTTGATTTTGCACCAATGGGTCTAAATTTAAATGAATCAGGCAAGTTTGTAGATACCCAACCCGGTGGCAAATAATTTGCGGTAAGTCCACGCTCATTTAAATTAATGGCCCAAGTATTATCTTGTTGAGTACTTGATTTTACACTTGGGTCCAAGGACCACGCTTCAAGTTGATGTGCATAAGTAGTTCCACCAGATCCACCGCATGCACCCGAGGCACTGCATGCTCCACATATGCCACTGCCTGCGGTAGCACCAAAGATAATTTTATTCCATTTATACCGATAAAATTTAGCACCACCCGCTAAAGTCATCCCGGGAGGTACACCATTTGGATAAGATGAGTCTGGTTCATATTTTTGCAACAAAGCAAAAAAACAATCTTCTTTTGCGCCCATGCAACATAAAGAATACATTACAAAATTTTGAGCTTCTATTTGTCTCATCAACGCTAAATGATTTGATGATGTGAAGCCAACAGGACCGGCACTTGCGCCGGATAATCCATTATTAGTTAAAAACGAGTTATATCTAATATCCAATACTTTTTGTAAATTTGTACTTGCACCCAAAGAAGGTTCTGTCACGGCCACACTAGATTGCGTGGGATAATTTGGATGGATGGGCGTTATGCTGAACATGTTTCTCCACATATCTGGGCTATCCAAATATGGCATCATGCCAGTTATACCCATCATGTTTAGCAAACTATATTGTTGTTCTGTACCGTATTGGCTCCCCAACAAATTGGTTATGGACCTGTTGTTGCTTGGAATCTGTCCATCATAATATCCCCATTCCGTATCAGGATAAATTTGATCGCCGCCAGGAGGTGCGCTTTTAGCCCTGCCCTGAACTGTAACAACCTCTAAATTGTATTTTTGTCCATCATCCAAATAATGAAAGGCTAAATTTTTTGTTTTAGTATTAGCCAATTCCAAGAGCTGTTCTTCACTAAGTTCTCCACCACATACTCCAGTGAGAGATGTGATTTCATCAACATACTTTGGTGTTTTTCTAATATAATAATAATTTTTAGAAATCCATTGAAAAGCCGGATTTGTGGCTAAGAAGTAAGATTTTCTATAAATTTTTCTATCACTCAGTTGCTGCAAAACTGCATCACCGTCAAAAATCCCTATGTTTCGAAAATCTTGATTTATTGTTTCATAGGAAGCATCTTTGGTTAGATCTCTGTGAAAATATTTAAAATTTACTTCGCCACCAAAACTGGTCCAAAATAGGAAATACGGATTTTTTTCATTGTTTATAGCATATGTGCTGATGTAATTTAAAAGCTCAATAGCATTGTCTGGTACAGATTCATCACCGCTGTTATAAGGAATAAAAGGTCTATATAAAAAATAATTTACTGCGGGATCTTGATATCCGCCAGTGGAATCGGCAGCTGTTCCGAATGTAGTGGTTCTCAAAAATGTTACAAATTCATTAATTGAAAAAATTTGTGGCTTTTTGTAACCCAAAAGATCAATTACACCCCTGCTAGAAAAGTAGGTATAATATAGATTGGTAAAATTGATTACAACTAAAGTTTCTTCCGTATCGGAAGCAGCGTTGTTCATGTAAGAGACGCTGGTAATCTCTCCATTCCACCGCTTTCCATCAAAAAATTGAATTATGACATATTTTATTTTATTTGCTGCAATGTACGTTTCTATGTCATTTGTGTCTTTAACCATGACAGCTCCCGATGGGAGCACATCATTTACATTTTCTACCAATTCCAAACGTTCAAATCGGCATTGAGTGTTTTGTACAGTAATTTTTAAAAGTGTGTTATTTGAATCAGAAAGTTCTTCAGGTAACGTAGGACTCAAAAAAATTGCTTTAATAGTAGAATATGCTGGATTAAAATTGGACTGAGTGTTAGGCATATCAGATATACTTAGCTGTCACAAAGGAAGCCTGCACGTTTCCCAATTGATTTGGGACATAGGCTTGTATGTTTTTAGAAATATTTTCGTTGGATGTTTGGGCGGTTATTGCAACTGTTGCACCTGTAATTGGAGTGGATGCAGGAAGCAGTTCGTCAATGGTTGGGTTGGAAGACGTAATTTCTTTATATATTATTTTTGCGTCTGCCGGTGCATTGATTGAAATGACTTTATCAATTGCGTATTTTTTATTTTTTGCATAATAATCTCCGGCCCACTCATATGTTCCACCTTGATTGTATTTTACTATAGCAACATGATCTGATGAAACTCCCGTAGTGATAAAATCACCAGTACCACCATACTGCAATCCTATGGTCATGTATCCGTCATAAAAAGATGTATCTTCAATTATGGCAAATTGTCCATACAAATCGTAATTGCCAGTATAACCATAAAAATAACAGGCTCCTGTGTTGCCGATATATGGAAAAATAAAACTTCCTTCCGGGAAGGCTATTCCACCCGTCGTAGCCACAGCGGTTGGAAATAACAAAAAACTCAGTTTATTTTCTTTTATTGTTAAAAACTGCGTAGAGTTTTCTTCCAATAAATCAAAAGGATTTATCGTATTGTTTGCTGCAACCAACGCCCAAAAACTATTAGGGTCTGTATAAATTGCGTATGCAGCCTCTACTAGGGTAGTTTTATTATCAATATTAACAGAAGCTTCCGATATATTTGCCTTTTCTACATCCAAGTAAGTAAAAAAATTTGACACTTCAAAATCAGCTATTGTAGAGGAAAAAACAGTTTTTGGAAGATTAGTAAAAAATTTCATGAGGATGGTCCAAAATATTTAAGTGATATTTCTGACTTAGAGCGTAGAGCGTTGTCAGCGCTATCATAAGTACCAGTTTCAAATTCTGTAAATACCAACCCCAAAAGTGTCATGGATGACGCACCGTTTGGCAAAAATCTGATTATAGGATCACTTTCATCATTTTTTTGAACTTTTACTGTTTCAAGAACACAAACTAAAGGTTCTCCCAACCAATTTGCAGTTAAATTGTTTTCCCCACCAAAAGCTGGCGCATTTCCAGAAGTTATCTGTAAGGTCCACAAATTTTGTGGATATGATCTTTCTGGTAGTACATTTGCAACTACTGGATAAGATGCTTTTCTAAATGTCCCTACAATATTTTCAATTTGAAGTGTTTCTTCCTCATTTTTGGGAATCAAAGCATATTGGAAAAAATATTTTTTTCTTCCTTCCGATACCATTGTCATTTCTGCAATATTGCTAAATCTTCTGTAAGTAGAAGTTGCAAACATTCTCTCCCAATAAAATGTGGCCGGTTGAAGTGTGCGTGCTAATTGTGTAATTGCACCTTGCACACCTCCCCCTGCATTTGAAATTCCTGCACGTGAAAGAAGTGGTCCTACTGGATTGTTGTTGCTCTCTCCAAATTCATGGGCAATCAAATATCCCGGTTCCCGTGGCATCGGCAATTTAATGTGAGCAAATGCTCTGTTGGCTACACCAGCACGGGTTCTTTCAAAGTTTTTTAAGGAATATGATGCTGCATAAAAGTTCAACCAAAGTGGTTGTTCTGCCGCAGCCAAACCCGTTGGGTATGTTGAAAAAATTCCAGCCATGTAATATTATTTAGATAATTTCTCTAAATATTGAGATGGCCTATAAAAGCGTTTTTAATCCAAAAAATCCAAAAAAGTACATTGGAGATTCAAATAAAATCATATGCAGATCATTGTGGGAACGAAATGTCTGCAAATTTTGCGATGATAATCCAAACATACTGAAATGGTCATCAGAAGAAATAAGCATTCCGTATTTAAGCCCAATTGATAATAAAATGCACAACTATTTTCCAGATTTTTTAATCCAATTTGAAAATAATTCTGGAAAACACACCTGGATGGTAGAAGTTAAACCTAAGAAACAAACTATTTTAAAAGAAAACGCATCCAAAAAAGAAAAATCAATGTGGGTGGTCAATCAAGCCAAATGGAAAGCTGCACGATCATATTGTGAGAGCCACAATATTACGTTTAAAGTTTTAACCGAAAAAGATCTTTTTAACAATGGCAACACCAAATAACAATTCTATTCTAAGTATAAAAGACTTTTTTGACCGACACAAAGGTCTTCAAAGAAACAACAGATTTTCTTTAAGCTTTATTAATTTGCCTTCTGGGTTGCCCACAGTTCCCAACACTGATCTGAATCCCATAGCCATTACAATCGGTGCCAGAGCCATAGACACAATAGCGGATGGATTAATTGGCTATGGACCAGGAAGAACCGTTCCAAGATCGCAAAAATTTCCACAAGCCGTATTAATTACGTTTCCCATAACAAACGATAATTTTATTACAAAGTTTTTTGATTCTTGGTTTAATAAAATATATTCTGGCGGCAGGCAGCGGGGATCTTTGAGTGAAGCATTTCAATTAGAATTTTATGACAATATAGTTGCATCAACTCAAATGAAGGTAAGTTTATTAAACCCAAATGGTGATCCAAATATAACTTATACATTTTTTGAAATTTTTCCAATTGAATGCCTACCGATTGAACTTAACATGTTGAGAACCAATGAATACAGTACATATTCAGTATTGATGTTCTTCAGAGATTTTACAGTAAAAGATGGATTTTAATATATGAACATTTTATCTTCTTTAGACGCAGTTTTACCGACATATGAAGCTTTGTTACCGTTTTCAAAAGAAAAAGTGGTGTTTACTCCATTTAAAGTAAAAGATGCCAAAGGTCTTGCAATAGTTTTGCAAGAAGATAACAAAAAATTGGCATTAAATGCCATGGTCGAATTGCTTAAAAACAATTCTAAAAATTGCAATATATTAAATCTTTGTTTGGCAGATGCCGAATATTTATTTTTGCAAATTCGCTCAAAGAGCGTCGATGAGCAATTAAATCTGGTCTACAACAACCAAAAACATCAGGTATACATACCATCAATTTTATCAAAAAATAATATAGTCTCGGAAACGATTTCTGTGAGTAATAATTTTTACATTACTTTAGAAACTCCTAAAATAAAAGATCTATTAAAACTTGATTCGTTGGACAAAGAATCTTTGATTAGGAGCTGTATAAAAAAAGTTACTTTAAATGGTGAAATTTTTCACGTAAATAAATTTGTAAATGACGAGGTAAAAACAGTATTGGACAATCTTCCTTTAAATTTTTTAAATAAATTTGAAGATTTTTTAACAAAACAACCAGAGCTAACCGTCACATTAAAAAATGAAACAGATGAAAAGGAGGTATCTGGTTTACTCACTTTTTTTACCTTTCGGTAAAGTTTTTTGATTTAAAAGATTACTTTACCACAAATTTTACTTTAATAAACAATTTTAATTGGTCACTGTTTGATATAGACAATATGATTTGGTGGGAAAGAGAAATTTATATAAAAATTCTTATTGATTACCAAGAACAAAAAAAGCATCAGGACATGGCTACCAATTACAATTTAGGACAATACAATGGCTGAGACCGGATTTTCTATTGATGTAACTGCAGAACAACAAGCATTTGCCCAAGCTATAACACCATCAGAACTTTCGGGTTCTGTGCAAAACATCAAACAAATTAAAGCTGTTTTGCCAGAATCATTGCCTTTGCGCCCTACTCAAGTCGAAACAACCGATAGTCCAAAAGCAATATACTCTCAAACTACATTAGATGTTTCTGTAAAATTTGATGCAGAAACAAAGTACAAGGAACTCAGTGATACGATAAATGGCATTCAAGAGGGAATGGCGCAATCCCAACGAAATCAAAACAATACTTGGATTCCAAATCCTTCACCAAAAAATAATTTTGAAGAGCGCCCCACCACAGACCCAACAAATCTGATCTTTATCAACAGAAGAGAAAGATTTTCTCGTTATCCCAGATGGGGATAAAAAAAGCCCCCTTTCGGGGGCTTTCTTCAATCATTCTCCATTTCGGAGAAGTACTTTAGAGGATCCTTTTCCTCTATGTCTTCCGACACCACAGTCTCTTCCACGTCATCCTCAATGCTCTTGGATTCAGTGAACTGAGCGCGGATATCGTCGCCAGTTGCCTTCTTAAGGCGCTCCTGAAGCTCCTGGTAGCTCTTGAACTGGCTCTTGTCAGTAAACTCCTTGAGGGAGTACTGCTTCTTCCAAAGCTCCTCTAGCTTCTTATCGTCCCCTCCAAACAGCGGGGCAGGAGTTGCAAACTCGCTACGGTCGTAGTTGACGTAACCACCAACGTTGCGAATTTTGATCTTAAAGTCTGCACCAGTCCAAAAGTTGAACGGATCAACCGCAACCTCATCCTGGTACTCTGGATGAGCCAGGCTTTGGATCTTTTGGAAGATCTTTGTACCGTACTGATACAGGAAGTTCTTGCCTTTGTTTTCCGGATTTGCCGGATCTTCAATGACAAGAATATTTGAAATGTAAGTCAGCTTACGCTTGCGCTGACGAGCGATGTTCTTGTCGTCCTCGATGCCACTGTTCCAAAGTTCGGTGTTGGCTGCGCAAACTGGGCACTTTTCGCCAATAGTAGTGGGGCAGTTCTCGTAAAACCAACCACCCTTGCCCTTAAAGGTGTGACTGTAGACAGCAACAAACGGGCTATCTTCACCGTCAATCTCCGGAAGGAACCGAATTACCGCGTAGCCATTGCCTGCTTTGTCGATACCGGGCTTCCAAATACGCTCGTCCTTGTAGCTCTCCTTGGAGTTGAGCTTGTCAAGGCGCTCGGTAAGTGATGCGACTGAGTTCTTACTCTTCTTCTTAAAATCTGAAAAATTTGCCATATGTTTCTTTCCCCGAGGAACTACCTCGGCCTATGAGTTATATCAATATATATCCAGGGTTTCACAAGTCAAGCGGAAGCTTTTTTATTTTACCTTTTAGTAAATGAAGTTCTTTAGCTTCCTGTTGAATTTTTTCAACAATAGGTTTGGTAAGAAGTTTACCCGAGGCGCTTGGGTCAAGTCCCATTTCTTCGGTTATTTCGAGAACACAGTCCATAAAAGACAATTGGGTCTTTTTTACTCTTTCAATAACTTTATTTGAAAATTGTTCTTTTGCTGATTCATCAATGTACATATTGTATTTTATACCACAAATACACAAATTCAATAAATAAAAGAGTATAAATATTCTTGAAGAAACTTTTTAAGGACCACAAATGCCTATAAACCCATTTTATGGAGACGACTACGTAGTAATCAATAGCGGTGCTACATTTGCCATTGGAGCCGATCCAGTATTGAGTGGTGGTGGATACACTACTTATATACAATACTACAAACTGGGTTACGGTCCTACTGGGGCTTTTACTGCGGTTGATACCGCTACTCCATTCCCCGTGACAGTCGCCACGGGACTAACTGCTATTGTTTCGGGCTTCTGTGGACCAATTGAAATAATTGGAAAAGCTGGTGGTCAAGCAGTTACCGTATCAGGCACAGTAACTGTTCAGGGTATATCCGCTGCCCCAGTATATGTACAAACATCCCCAAGTTGCTATGTTGAAGTAACGGGTGGAAGATTTTTAAATAAAGCCAATGACAGCGTTTCTGTTTATGGTCCAAATGGCAGCACTTGGGTTTATTCTGCGATTGTCTCGCAAACTGGGACTGCACTGGGATTCTCTGGCGACGCAATTAATGTCAACGTAATAGGCGCATCAATCAGCGCAACTGTAGGGACGACATTATCCGTTCAAGGGTTCAGCGGAGGCTATCCACTACCAATAAATGACACCAATCTTCTCCAAGGCATGACTGGCATATATGGACAGGTTGTTGGTCTCAGAAGCGATTTGAATGTTTTGGGTGTTGGAAGACCAACTACGTTTAAAACCGGTCGCGCAACTTTAACTAGCTCATCGGCAAGCCAACTTGATTCTGCTGGTTATACAACAACTTCTTCAATCAACGTCAAAGCGCTGTCAACGAATACCGACTTTGTATACATAGGAAATACATCGGGATTGATAGGATCATCTTTTGGTTATGCTTTAGATCCAGGTGAAAGCCTAGAAATAAATGTAATTAACACAAATACTATTTACGGAATATCAAACACCGGAAACCAAATTGTTACGTATCTAGCATCATAAAATGTTTTCATATACATTAAATGTTGTAAAAAGTATTGAAAATTACGGACTTTCAATTTTTGGAAGTACCTTGGATCCGTGTTTTGCAAAAGGTTACTTATCCAGCAATCCAAACGTTTCGGTAGTTGGAACTACGTGTTATATCGACTACTCCAATACAAAAAATATTTCAGATTTAACTTATATTAAAAAACTTTTTGCAAATTCACCAAACGGAACCACTTATGCTTTAACCAATGGTGACTATTACGATAATCTTAAAAATTTAAGAACTGATATATCTGGTTCTTTTTTAAAAAGTTCATTTTTAAATGATAATACCCTGATAATAGGAAGCATTGTTTCAGGATTTACATATACGACCAATTATTCCTATTACACCAATAGCAATTTTATTGCACCACCACAATATACTACCGGGTATACTGGTTCCACTTTTGCTAACTTTATAATCAACAACCTTACTTCAAATCCAGAAAAATCTTTTATAAATGCCGGGTGCATCGGAAGTTCTTTCGGTAAAGAAGAATATATTCAGATATACAATTCTACGAGCAACGCAGGTAAATTAAAAATTAATTCTGTTTTAAAATTAAAGGATAACAAAGAAGTATTGTACATCGATAGCGCTTTAACATCTGAGGATTTAGGAAACACCGCAGCTTCATGTGATTTCTACATCAGAGGCAATGCCGATCCAGATGTTTTAAACTTGAGCAGAAAAACCCTGGGATGTTACGTAGTTTATGACAATGAAGGAAATGAAATTGAATGTTTTGAAAATCAAAACAGGCTTCAAGCTTTTTTGAGAAGCCAATCTGAACCTTCTAGCTATTCGGCATATTGGGTACCCTGCTTGGACTGTTCCCGATTGGTAGACGCCTCGATAAATGCTGCTACAGCCGACATTAGCCTGTATTTTGACAACTCTGTTTATTTTTACATAACAGAACAACAAGTCCAGACACTTCCAAATTCTACTTCCCAGACAAGTTATGTGTATACACTATATTCAAACGCATCTGGAAACAGTAACCAACAACCTACAAGCACTTTGGGATTTATTTGCGATTATGGATTCAAAATAGATTTAAGCCATCCTTCTTTGAAGCAGTTTGCAGTTAACGTATACAATGATCCAGAAAAAAATGTATTGACGACTCAAAATTTATATAAAATAGGCACACCGGGTTTTGATCAAGCGGCAATCATATATCAAAAGACAGCAAACAGTCCAAAACTGTTATACATGGAATTGACAGGCCCTACTACCTTTACCGTAGCAATTACTGTAGTATAATAAAAAACCCTCCAAAAATGGAGGGTTAAAACAAACTTTGGTTTGTTATTTTTATCGAGTGCGATTGCGCACGATACGATAGTATGAACGGCCACTGCGAACCTCGCGGGTTACGGTATAGTTCATATCAAATCGATCAAAAGCCTCACGAAGATCGTGCATGGTAGCACGCATGTTGCTGACACGGAAGCGCTTGCGAGCCTCGCCAGCGGTAAGAGTTGCACCGCTGCGCATGTAATCAAAAACTCTCTGAATCTTAGTGGGACGATCAACTGTAGTAATTTCCATAAACTTTCCTTTCTTAAGAAGTTGCACTATAATACATCCTAATAATTGACTGTCAAGCAATTCCCTAAATAATATCGACTGAGGAGGGTTTATGGCGAAGACCGACCATCAGTTTGTAAGATTTGTGAAACAACATCTTGCAGAATACGGCATGAAACTTGTCATTGGCCGTGGAAAATTTGTCAACACCGGACATGGACGTTGTGAAGGTTATTTTAACGAAATTGAAGGTGTTATAAAAATTGCCGGGAACAATCAATACTTTTTGCAAACTTTGGTTCACGAATACGCGCACTTTTTGCAGTATATAAACAAAGTTAGAGTGTATACAAAGTCCGATAAAGCCGGTTTGATTGTTGAAAATTGGTTTAATGGCAAAAATTATGACAAAAAAACCCTCAAGAGGGCCTTTTTGCTTGTCAGGGCGATGGAAAGAGACTGCGAAAAGCGTGCTTTAAAAATTATTCAAGAGTTTGATCTCAAAATTGACCAAAAATTGTACGCAAAGCGTGCTAATTTGTATATTTACACGCATTTTTTGATGGAAAAAACTAGAAAATACGGAACTTACAAAAAAAGTCCTTATTTTAGCAAGTATGCCCTTAAAGTTATGCCATCAAACATGACAGTTTTGAGTCACAGATCAATTCCACCTAAAATTTATTCAATTTTGGAGTCGTTTACTCTTTGAGACTTTAGGTATTGCGATATAAATTTGGTAAAATCTTCATTGCCGTAAGGCCATCGGTCATTTTCTTCCATAAATTTGTAATGAACTAATGCATCGATGTGATCTTCCAACATTTTTAGAGTTACGTCATCAATATTCCATTTTATAAACTCATCGGTTTCTAAAGATGGGGTATCGGCAGCATTGTGCTCTGCCACCGCCAAGTCTGCAACTTTGGCGATATTTCCTAAAATTTCCATAGATTTGGCGCATTGATAAAAAAGATCCTTTTTGACAGGATCTTCTTCTTTGCGAGCCAAGTTCCGAATCTCGTAAACCAGCTCAGGGATTTTCATTTTAGTAACTCCTTAACTTAGTGTTAGGAGATACTTGGTTTGTTGAACCAGACCAAGCATCTCATCTCGTATATTTAACAGTGCTGTTTGATCGGGTTTGATTTCTTTTGGTAATTCATTCTTCAGGTAATCTTCAAACGAATCTAGCACGGATCCTATGCTAATCTTAAATGGACCGTTTAACTTTAATTCAGGAATATCTTTGATTTCTTGTTTGCCATTAACTCCCATATAAGTTTCGGCAAACGTGTCGAGCAGTGTGTCGATCCCAGTATATGCTTTTCCCAAAGCTTTGTGCGCAGCGTAGGATTGAGTTCCCCAGTGATGAAGGCGAATCTCGTTGTTAAAGTTTAATATTTTTTGAATGCAGCTCATTGTATATTATTTATCTTTGTGGGCCTGTGAAAACACTATAAAATCTAAAGGCACGTCTTCGGGGTTTTTGTTTGCTCTTATTTTTGCTTTTTTAAATTCCACGTCTGTCAACAAAAGTGGAGTCACGTTTCCTTCGGAATCTACGTGGCCTGCAAAATAATAAGATGCGTTTTCGTGCAATTTTCTTTTTGTATTTTTAATTTTTTTCTTTGCCACGATAAAGTTTCTCAATTTGTTTTGACATCCAGGATGGAGTTATCTTGTTTAAATATTTTCTTCGTTTGTCGCATGGTGCACATGGCTTTGCTCCAAAAAATTTAGTAACCGATGCTATAAGCTCACCAAATCCTTTTTTCATAGGAACTTCTTCAAATCGATTTAAATTTTGAGGATAAATTTTAAAATCACTTATTGATGTATTTTTTACAATAGTAAGTGTATCATCCTCATTTATTTGACACACTAATTTTCTCTTACCCTTGCGTCCGTTGTATATAAAAATTAATTCGTTATTCATATTGCGCTCACAGTAGCTGTTAGCTCTCCATAACTATAATTATACGCCAATGTTCCGCGGTTAATGTATCTGGAAAATGAAGAAGGAGGATCACTGATAATTCGAGGAAAGTTTGAAACAGCAAAAGTAGTTTGCCCCATTCCCTGCTGACCCTGCTGGGGAAATCTAAACGGATAACATCTGTCAAATGCTTGGGTGGAAACTGGTGGAGTTACTGGACTAAAGGCATTAAATGGGTTAAATGATCCGCCGGTAAATCCCAAATAATTTGTTTCATAACCGCGAACAACTGGATACCAACCAGAAACGCTTGTGAGTGCATACTCACCTTCATATATCACGCCACCGTATCTGCCAAAAGATGGATGTTCTGGTGGAGGATAATTTTGATATGGTTTATTTTTAACTCCTGGTTCCGATTGAATAGTTGAAAGAGGCGCACAATTGGATCCACTGTCATCATGCCATTCATGGTTATATTTTTCATACGGTATAGAATTTCTGGTATAAACCAAATTCATTTTCATGCCTTGCCCATAAAAAGCATATTCAAAATTGGGAACAACGCCTCTGTACCATTCAGGATTGTTTACAATTTTTCCATCTATTGTTGTTACATGTCTTGGTACAAAAGTTTGAGTATTGGCCAAGAAATCTAAACGATATAGAGATTCCCAAAAATCCATGTTTACTTGATCGCCACACGGTAAGGTGTCTCTAAAACCTATTCCCAGTTCAACATCAATCTGGTGTGGTCTGCTCCCACTTGAAAATGGGGGTATACCATTTGCCGGAGGACCATCAAACGGTGACGGATTTAAATGAAATAAACTAAAACAACTTCCATATGTTTCACAGTCACAATTACAATTTACAATTCGCCGTGGTCTTGGTTGTGGAACTACGTCATTTGCACAGTGTTGACTAAAAACAGATGTAGTGCACTGTCCAATGCCGCAAGGACATGAAAGAACTATTCCAGCAAACCCTTCAACTGTGGTTGGTGGAGAAATATAAACACTCTCAACAATATCTACGTTTCCGACCAATAGTGGATTTGGTTCACCGATAACATCGGCATATGGATTATTAATCCAGCTTCTTAGTGGTTCTGGTCTTGTATTGGACTGAAACAAATAATTATAGGTCAACGGATTCCATGTGGGAGGATATTCCACACTGTAATTTTGAGGAACCGCTTCTGTAGAACAGCCCCAATGCAAGCTAAGCAATGAAATATCTAATTTAGATTCTTGACCTTCATATGAAGGAATAAATTCAAAATTCCAGGTTGATGTGTCACGTAAAGATAAATCAAAATCAGTATGTTTTAATGTCAATCCAGTAATGTCATCTTGTATGATACAAGGTAAAACGCCATAATTAAACGAGCCCTCCAAACTTTCACTTAAAACACTGCCATCGTTGCAAAGATCGCATGCATGATATGGCTCTTCATTTAATGCAGTATAATTAAATTTTTGTGGAATCCATGGATTTGTTCCAAAATAACAACAATCTGCACAATTTAATATTTGCAAATTACCAAAATTACCAAACCCACCACCTTGTCCGTCGAATACACCACAAACATCAATTCGTTCTTGTGTTTCGTCGTCAATATATGACCCTCTTACACACCCCTTTATTAAATTGTTTGCATCGCATTGATCGGTGCAATTTGGGCATTGTGCATATATGTTTTGCGTTCCTTGAGGTCTGTCAAAAAATGAACCTGGTACGATTCCCCCCAAATATCCATATCCACCATACCATGTCAAGTTTTGGTTTGCCGGTTCAACACCGTAATTCTGTATAGTATTTAACTTAACTGCGTTAAGAGGGTCATTTCCAAGTTTTGGAAAAAATGGAAATGTATCAAATCGAGAGATTCTGTAGGTAAAATTTAATCTCCATTTTTCCGTCTCGAATTCTAAAGGTGTTACAGTTCCGTCATTGCACCGCCATTGCAATGTTCCACCATTTGGTTTGCAATAAAATTTTACGTAAAAATCCAAAGTTATGTTAATGTCTTTTCCTTCACAAGATTTGGAAGGAACTTTGCAGCATGAAGTCGGATAACCTGTGGAACATGTGCTGCCGCAACAGCAAACCTTTTTGGGCATATATAAATTCTCCGAGTTATTTAGGTCCTCATATTAAATCGTTTAATATAATCGTATTCTAAATATTTTTATGTTCAACAGAAAAAAAGGACAATCGTTAGAAGACGCTATTCGTTCAGTACAACAAAAATATCGCAATAGACCAAGTCCTTTGCAATACATGCAGGAAAATACACATTACATTCCAACGCATGTCCCAAATAATTTAAAACCTTCAAATAATCTTAGAGATAATCTTTTAAGTGGTTTTAAGCCACATAAAGATACCTTTAGATAATTGGTTCTTAAAGATACTATAGATATTCTTTTGTAGGGTTATTTAAAGTACCTTTAAAGATACTTTAGTTACCTAACAGAATTAAAATTTCTGTGAGTGTATCACAGTGCTTTTGGTTTGCAAATAAATAATTACATGATTACCGAAACATCAAAATTAAATGCAACGACGTTTACGGTATCGCTGGAACCAAAAATAAATTCCAGCATCATAAAATCTTTGATTCAAAAAATTAAACAAAAACAAAAAGAACCATTTGCAAAAATTTTTGTAAATCTTCATCCAGCTTATTTTTCCGTGTTTATGTCGGCATTGAAGACCAATGACTTGAACGTTAAAAACATGGCTACCGACAATAAAACAATAATGGTAGAAATTTGATGGCAAAGGACAGTGATTTAAACATCAGGCTTGCTGGTGAATTAAACAACCCAGAAAACGTACTGGCATCCAGGCAAGTTTTGCCATACAGTGGCTCAAACTTACAGATGGAAACATACAAAAGTTTGCAACAAAAAGATTTGGCTTACCAACAATTTTTGGCAAAAAAATATGGATCATATGAAAATTTTTTAAAAGCCACAAAAATTAATCAAGATATACACGTTTTTGACCCGACCACGGATTACATAATCGATGTTACCGTAATTAAACCCAACACTTCTTTTAAAACAGACCATATATCTTCCTACGAAGTCATTTTGGAAAATATGTCTGGAGTTTGCACTGTTTTTTTTACCAAAAATGACGGGTCTACCAGAAAATTAACTTGTACGTTGGAATCCCAATATGTTCCAAACGGAGTGTATAATCAGACAAGAGCCGCATTTTTTTCTCCCATGGCCGGTGATCGGATAGGTGTTTGGGATTTGAACGAACAAAAATGGAAATCTTTTTATATGAGCCGTGTCTTCAAATTTATCAGAGATGACACACAATCGATTGAATAAATATCTTTGATGTCAGAAAATGATCCCAAACGCCTTGATCATCTTCATGCAATTCTATTCAGAGAAGCGAAAATCATTCTTTCAAAGTATGAAGAATATCTTCGGGATAAGATTACATCGAAAGAATTAGCGCAAAAAATGTTGTCGCTCCGGGACGCAATAAAGCGAATAGAAGAACACAAATAAATCTTGACGGCTGATCTGGCTGTGTTAAAATAATATGCCATGATAGAAAACTACGAACCTAAATTTGATTATTCGGATGTCCTTGTCAAGCCGAATATCAGCGATGTCAAGTCTCGCAAAGAAGTTACGTTGGAAGTTGGAACCACGTTTAACTGCGGTTCTTATTGGTCTGGAATTCCGATCATGGCCGCAAACATGTCCACGGTTGGTACCCACAACATGGCAGTTGCGCTTTCGGAATACAAAATAATCACTTGCCTCAAAAAAGGTGGTGAATATTATTCCAACTTTGCCAAAATGTATCCGGAAAAAGAAAAATACGTGTCTTTGACATTGGGATTGGATTCAGACAGCAAACTGTTTGTGGACAGTTCCGACATCAATGATCCTACGTTTGTTTGTGTTGATGTTGCGAATGGTTATATGACGGAGTTTCACAGATTCACAAAGAAAGTGAGAGATAAATGGCCGAAGTCAATTTTGATTGCAGGGAATATCGTGACCCCAGAGGGGGTCGTGGCATTGTCGGATGCTGGCGCAGACCTAGTAAAGGTGGGAATCGGCTCGGGGTCGATGTGTCTGACCCGGCGAGTGGCGGGAGTCGGGTATCCCCAGCTCTCAGCGGTGCTAGAGTGTGTGGAAACAGCCGAAGCGTCAGGTATTGGGATCGTTGCTGACGGTGGAATAGTTTATCCTGGTGATTTTGCAAAAGCATTCGTGGCCGGCGCCGCTTTTGTGATGGCGGGAGGATTGTTTGCCGGTCACGATGAGTGTGGTGGTGAAATCAGACATGGTGAGCATGGAGAGCTCCGAATGTTGCACTACGGAATGAGCAGCAAGACTGCAAATGAAAAGTACAATGGTGGGCTTTCCGATTACAGGGCATCGGAAGGAAGAACAGTTGAAGTACCATACCGTGGACCTGTACAACATACGGTACAGGAAATTTTGGGTGGCTTGCGCTCGGCTTGCTCTTATGTTGGGGCTTTTAACTTGCCTGACATGTACAAGCGCGGCACGCTAATCAAAGTAAATCGAACAATAAACACAGTTTTTGAGCATCACGAAATCTAAATAAAAATAACCCCACCTGAGATCGTATCTCAGGTCCGACGACTCCCAGATTGTTTGGGAGTCGTTTCTTTTTACCTTGACAGGACACGATCATGGATTATAATACCCACCCTATGAACATCTTTGTCTTGGATAACGACGCTGCCACTTCCGCCCGCATGATGTGCGACAAGCATGTCATTAAAATGATTCTTGAATCATGCCAGCTGCTGTCTACGGCACATCACGTGCTTGATGGTGAAGAACTCCTTGTTGTCAGCAACAAGCGCAAATACAAGTCTTACATTTGCACCAAGAAAAACATCTGCAAGGCAACCATGATTAATCATCCTTGCACCATTTGGACACGCCAAACTCGTGCAAATTATTTGTGGCTGTGGCGTCATGCGTATGCCCTTTGCAAGGAATACACTCGCCGCTACGGCAAGGTCCACAAGATGGAATCCATGCTTATGGACGAATTGTATGATCCTCCGGTCAACATTACCAAAGCAAAGTTGACTCCATTTGCCCAAGCAATGCCCGAGCAATATCAGCATGAAAATGCAGTGGTTGCCTATAGGCAGTATTACATCAATGAAAAGGTCAGGTTTGCTCGATGGAGTTATTCTGAGGAGCCGGAGTGGTGGGCAGCGAAAGTAGCTGAGGTGGTTGAGGAGCCATTGCCGTTTT